CGCACCCAACAATTCGGGTACGCAGGAACCTGTCTCAACGAAAGATGCTGGAGATCCTGCTCCACGAATTGCTACACGCGAGCCGACCCGAACTAGACGAATCAGCAATCGAGCAATCCGCAAAGGAATGTGCCGCAGGTCTGTATGCTATGCGTTATCGCAGGAGAACAAATGCCGACACCAGCCAAGGGCAAGCGATTCGTCAAGATCGTCCGTAACGCAAAGACCGGACGCACGAACAAGATCAGTTACGGCCAGTCCGGCAAGGCCAAGGGCGGTGGCGACCGGATCAAGCCTGGCACGGCCAAGGGTGACGCATACTGCGCCCGAAGCTGGGGCCAGATGCAGCGCAGCCCATCGGCCGCACGAAACCCAAACTCGCCCCTGCGACTGTCACGCGCGAAGTGGCGTTGCAGCGGCAAGACCTCGAGGAAATAACAATGGCAAAGAAGAAGCGCGGCCTATACGCCAACATCAACGCCCGCCGCAAGGCAGGCACCAGCCGTCCGAAGTCCAAGTCAACTGTTTCACCAAAGGCCTACGCGGCCATGAAGAAGGGATTCCGATAATGCCAAAGGTAGGAAAGAAGTCGTTTGCGTACACGTCCAAGGGCAAGGCTGCGGCCAAGGCTTACGCCAAGAAGACCGGCAAGAAGATGTCCAAGAAGCGGGGATACTGATGCCATTCAAGTCCAAGGCACAGCAGGGGTTCATGTTTGCCAAGCACCCGAAGATCGCAAAGCGATGGGCCAAGAAGACCAGCAACATGAAGTCCCTGCCGGCACGCGCAAAGAAGTCAAAGCGCAAGTGACCCTCGTTGCGGTCAACGAGAACGGGTTCCGCATCGGAGCCACGCACCACAATGCCACGATCCCGGAAGAAACCGTACAACGCATCCGATACCTCCACGAAGAAGAAGGCATCGGATACAGACGGCTCGCCCGTATGTTCAACCTCCGGCGAGACACAGTTGTCAAGATCTGCCGGTACGAACGACGAGGGCAAGTCCCTCGTTCATGGAAGCGTGTCAAGCAGTAGCGATTCTGTGTGGATTTATGGGTTGGCTGACGAAACCGGATTGATACGGTACATAGGCAAAGCCAAAGATCCACAAAAACGACTGAAACAACACGTGCGCGATGCGCGCGCAAGGCGGGGAATCAACAATCACAAAGAAGCATGGATCCGACAAGTATTGGCATGTGGTTGTATGCCTGAACTTGTCATGTTGCAACAATGCGATTCGGACACATGGCAGGACGCTGAACGTGAGCAAATTGCGAAACACGGCCTGTGGCTTACAAATATGTCTTCAGGCGGCGTCGCTCCTGAATGTGATGCAAAAACTCGCAGCAGTTTGGCGATAAAACTGAATCAGCATCCAGATGCGCCATTGTTTATGGCTATCAGGATCATAAATCACTATGCGAGAAGTTGCGTAAAAGCAGGACATGTGCAACAGGCGCGCAAGTTGATCGAGGCTTCATTGATCCTCCGCGATAGTCGAGGAGACACGCGAGAAAAATTGAAGGCATGGGCATCGGAGAAATTCAATGGCTCAATCGAAAAAGCAAAAGTCGGGTGAAAGTAGACGGGTCGGCAGACCAACGGAAGAAGTTCCAAAGCGTCTTGCTGATGACCTAATTGCATGGTTGATGCAGGGCCGACCATTGCGACAGTGGTGCGAGATTGATGGCAATGCTCACTTCACAACTGTCTATGCGTGGAGAAAGAAAGATCCAGAATTTGCCCTACGGTTCAACGAGGCAAAAACTGCTGGATGTGAAGCGATTGCTGATGAATGCAGAATGCTGGCAGCAGAACGGCCAGAGGACCAGTTGGAATTGAACTGGAAGAAGGTTCAAATTGATCTGAATTTGCGTTTGATGTCTAAATGGGATCCAGCTGGATATGGCGACAAGCAACAAGTTGAACATAATGGCGGAATCCAAATTGTCTTGAAAACCAACGTTCCAGAACCAGATGGAACTTGAGGTTCCGTATCAGCCGCGCCCGTGGCAGGCGGAGTGCCATCGAAAGGCGCGCAGGTTCAAGGTACTGGCTCTGCACCGTAGAGCTGGAAAGACCGAACTTGCCATTATGCAACTGATCCACAACGCCGTGAAGTGTCGGTTGGATCTTGGTTTCTTCGTGTATATCGCGCCGTTTCTCAAGCAGGCCAAGGCCATCGCCTGGGCGCGACTCAAGCAGAAGTGCGATGTCCTGCTGCGAACTGGTGCTATCGACGTGAACGAATCCGAACTGGTGGTGACGTTCAAGCACAACGGCGCTTCGATCCGCCTGTTCGGCGCGGACAACCCAGACGCTTTGCGTGGCGTTCGACTTGATGGGTGCGTGATTGACGAGGTGGCGCAGATCAAACCGGAGGTCTGGAACGACATCGTGCAGCCGGCGCTGTCAGACCGGAAGGGCTGGGCGTTGTTCATCGGGACGCCGGCCGGAATCAACCTGTTCAGCGAGTTGTTCTACCGGGCCTCAAGCCTGCCGGACTGGTGGGCCGCGCGATACACGGTCCACGACACGGACGCGCTGGATCCGGCCGAGGTTGCCCGCCTCGAGCGCGACATGCCACAGATGGCGTTTGCTCGCGAGTACCTATGCGACTTCAGCGCCGCCAGCCAGGATCAGCTCATTAGCCTGACTGACGCCGAAACTGCCGCAGACCGCGAGTATCAGGATGGCGAGGTGATCGACATGCCGCTGGTCATGGGGGTCGATCCGGCCCGATTCGGCGATGACCGAAGCGTGATCGTGCTGCGCCAAGGGCTACGGGCCGAGGATCCGATCATCCATCAGGGCATCGACAACATGCAACTGGCCGGCATCGTGGCGAATCTGATCGAAGACCGAGACCCGGACGCCGTGTTCATCGACTCCGGGGCCGGAGCCGGCGTCATCGACCGCCTGCGCCAGTTGGATTACTACGTCATGGAGGTGCCGTTCGGAGGCAAGGCGAACTATCCAAACCTGTTCGTGAACCGCCGTGCCGAGATGTGGTGGGCCATGAAGGAATGGATCACCAATGGTGGTGCGATACCGAATGACACGACGCTGAAACAGGAGTTGTCTACCCCGACGTACTGGTACGACGCCGTTGGCCGGCGCGTCCTCGAGGGCAAGGACGAAATCAAGAAGCGGCTACAGGGCGGCGGCAGCCCTGACATCGCGGACGCCCTGGCCCTGACGTTCGCCTACCCTGTCGCGAAGCAGTTGCCGCGCGAGGTGCGCGAGCGGCTTGACCCGACGCCGAAGGATTACAACCCGTATGAGGACATGTGAGGTGCCCGTAGTGGGCATCGGAGGAATATCGTCATGGCGACAATTAGGCGAGCCACTGCGGATGATGCAGAAGCACTGCTCGTGATGGCGCGCAAATTTGTTGCATTTGCGCCGTATCACGATAAGGCGACAGCAACCGACGATGAACTACGACAGATCATCAACTACCTTACGAACAACGCAACGATGTTTGTCGCGGAAAAATGCGGAGTTGTCATTGGAATGCTTGTCGCGGTGCTTGCACCAGTTTGGTATGCACCATCATGCAAGGTGGCAACGGAACTAGCATGGTGGGTCGAACACGAACACCGTGGTGGGACAGCAGCAATTAGACTCATTCAGGCATTTGAGAATTGGGCACGAAACGAACAGGCAGTCATGGTGACAATGAGCAACCTGGAGGTTGGTGATAACAACCGCGTTTCGTCCATGCTGGCTCGCATGGGATATCGGATGACCGAGCAATCACACACGAAAGGGATCTAAACATGGCAGCAATTAGCAGCGTCATTGCTGGTATCGCAGCAGGCATCGCAGCAGCGGGAACCAGTTATGCGATTGTTTCCGGTGAGCAGGGCAAGAAGGCGCAGGAGAAGGCAATGCAGCAGCAGCAGCGCGCGCAACAGGCCGCCGCGCAGCAGGCAGAATCGCAGGCCGTGAAGTCCGAGGCGGCCATGCGCCGTGCTGGTCAGCAGACGCCAGATGTCGCCGGCATCATGGCTGCGGCCCAGGAAGGTGCGGCCGGCGGTCCAAGCGCGACCATGCTGACTGGACCGCAGGGCATCGACCCGTCGCAGTTGTCGCTGGGTCGAAGCACCCTGCTGGGATCCTGACATGAGCGAATACGCAGGCGATAACAAGTCCTATCCAAACGCGCCCACGCGCGACCGCCTGTTCACCCGCTGGGGCCAGCTCAAGAGCGAGCGGGCGTCCTGGCTTGCCCATTGGCAGGAGATCACGTCCTATCTGCTGCCGCGTAATGGTCGGTACTTTCGCGAGGACCGCAATCGCGGCTATCGCCGGCACAACAACATCTACGACAACACAGGCACCCGTGCGCTCCGCACGCTCGGTGCTGGCATGATGGCCGGCGCGACCAGCCCTGCTAGACAGTGGTTCCGGTTGGCTACGCCGGATCCTGAACTGAACTCGTACCAGCCCGTCAAGTTGTGGCTGGATGACGTGACCAAGCGGATGCAGTTGGTGTTCCAGAAGTCGAACACCTACCGCAGTCTGCACATGATGTACGAGGAACTTGGCGCGTTCGGAACGGCGGCCAGCATCGTGCTTCCTGACTTCAACCAGGCGATCCACCACTACCCGCTGACCGTTGGCGAATACTGCATTTCGACCGACGCGCAGGGCCGCGTCTGCACCCTGTACCGCGAGTTTGAGATGACCGTCAGCCAGATGGTCAAAGAGTTCGGATACGACGTGTGCAGCACCGGCGTCAAGAACATGTACGACAACGGCAACCTAGACCAGTGGGTGCCAATCGTGCATTGCATCGAGCCGCGCATGGATCGCGACATCAAGAAGCGCGACAGCAAGAACATGGCGTTCGGTTCGTGGTACTTCGAGGTCGGAGGCGAGGACAACGTGTTCCTGCGCGAAAGCGGGTTCATGCAGTTTCCGGTGCTGGCCCCGCGATGGTCGGTGGTGGGCGGCGACATCTACGGAAACAGCCCAGGCATGGAGGCACTTGGCGATGTCAAGCAGCTCCAGCATGAGCAACTCCGCAAGGCGCAGGCCATCGACTTCCAGACCAAGCCTCCGCTTCAGGTGCCGACGAGCATGAAGAACCGGGACGTGGACACCCTGCCCGGAGGCATCTCATTCGTGGATGGTGCAAGCAACGGCATCAAGACCGCGTTCGAGGTCAACCTGAATCTGAACTATCTGCTTCAGGACATTCAGGACGTGCGCGGACGGGTGAATGGCGCGTTCTATGCCGACCTGTTCCTGATGCTGGCGAACGCCGGCCCGAACACCCGCATGACCGCAACCGAGGTGGCAGAGCGGCATGAGGAGAAACTTCTGATGCTCGGGCCAGTCCTCGAGCGCCTGCACAATGAACTTCTGGACCCGCTGGTTGACATCACGTTCACGCGCATGCTCCAGGCCGGCATCATTCCGCCGGCACCGGAGGAGTTGCAGGGCATGGACCTCAACGTGGAATTCGTGTCGATGCTGGCGCAGGCGCAGCGAGCGATTGGTACAAACGCAGTCGATAGGTTCGTGGGCAATCTGGGCCAGATTGCGACCATGAAGCCTGACGTGCTAGACAAGTTCGACAGCGACCAGTGGGCCGATGTCTATGGCGACATGCTTGGAATTGACCCCAGCCTGATCGTGGCAGACAAGCAGGTTGCAATGCTGCGCGATGCCCGCAACAAGGCGATGGCTGCCAAGGAGCAGGCGGCCGTGATGGAGCAGCAGTCGAAGGTCGCGAAGAATCTGGCCGGCGCGCCGACGGGGGGCCAGCAGAACGCCCTGACGGACGTGATGAACATGTTCAGCGGGTACGGGTCGCCGTCTCCTCTGGAACTCTGAAAGGAACCAACATGGCAATGGTGAGCATGAAGATGGAGCCGGAAGTCGAGGAGATGCCTGGACAGGCAGAGATGGGCGAGCCGTCTTACCCAGAGGGTTTGTGCATCAAGCTCGAGGCAGACCAGTTGAAGGCGCTCGGCCTGACGGTCGCGCCGCGAATCGGCACCGAAATGACCATCATGGCGAAGGTCTACGTCAAGTCGGCGTCGGAAACCAAGACGTTCGAGGGCGTCGAGCCGATGGCCGAGTTGCAGATCACGGACATGGAGATCCAGTCCGGGCAGGCGCGCAACGACGCGAACGCGACATTGCTTTATCGTGGCATGTCCTGATCCGGTGCCCGTAACCAATTACGGGATTCCTACAGTTCGGCCGTGAGCAACTATGACCCGCTTGACCTTCGCGGTCAGGAACGCAGCAAAGCAGATCGCGAGCTGCGCGACAAACTGGCGAGGGAGAATGAGGAAGCGGACATCAGATGGCTCATGGGCAACAAGCGTGGCCGCCGCGTCTTATGGCGTCTACTGGATCAGGCAGGTGTGTTCCGTTCGTCGTTCAACACCAACGCGATGGCAATGTCATTCGCAGAGGGCAACAGGAACTACGGACTCCGCATGCTGGCCCTGATCCACGCGCAGTGCCCCGAACTCTACCCAACCATGATGAAGGAGCAACTGAATGAGCGAACCAACGATGATGGAAACCGCCAATCCAACTAGCGGTACGCCAGCATCTGCTGAACCCGTGCAGACGTCCGAGGCTACTGCCAAGGCGTTGTACGGTGATACTGCAAAGTCCACACCGTCCCAGGAACCGCAAGCGGACAAGTCCGTTGAGGCGGCCAAGACCACCGCAACCGAGGACACGGCGGAGACAAAGCCCGCCGGCGCACCCGAGAAGTACGAATTCAAGGCGCCCGAAGGCCGACAGTTCGACAACGAGGTAGTGTCGCGATTCTCCGAAGTTGCCAAGGAATTGGACCTGACGAATGAGGAAGCGCAGAAGATTCTTGACAAGATGGGCACCACGCTGTCCGAACGTCAAGCGGCAAACCTGAAGTCGATTCGGGACCAGTGGGCCGAGGCGTCCACTTCAGACAAGGAATTCGGTGGAGAGAAACTCTCCCAGAACCTGTCGGTCGCGAAGAAGGCTCTGGATGCCTTCGGAACGAATGAACTGCGCGCGTTGCTGAATGAGTCCGGCCTGGGCAATCATCCCGAATTGATTCGGTTCATGTATCGCGCAGGCAAGTCGATTAGTGAGGACACCGTCGTGAAGGGATCGGCTTCTACCTCGCGCTCGCGGGGTCCGTTCACCTTTGACGATGCAGCAACTGTTCTGTACTCAAATCAACCCAACACCTAAACGAGGTAAATCACAATGGCTGTTCTCTCCAATAGCAACCTGACGCTGGCCGACTGGGCCAAGCGCACCGACCCCGAGGGCCGCATTCCGGTCATCGCGGAACTCCTGTCCCAGAGCAACGAGATTCTTGACGATTGCGTTTTCAAGGAGGGCAACCTGCCCACCGGCGAGCGCGTCGTGATCCGCACCGGCCTGCCGGCCGTCTACTGGCGCGCCCTGAACCAGGGCATCCCGAACAGCAAGTCCCAGACCGCGCAGGTCGATGAGGCTTGCGGCATTCTGGAGGCCCGTAGCGAGGTGGACAAGGATCTGGCCCTGCTCAACGGCAACACGGCGCAGTTCCGTCTGTCCGAGGACGTGGCCTTCCTTGAGGCCATGAACCAGACCCAAGCCGCGACCCTGTTCTATGGCAACCCCGCCATTGAGCCGAAGTCGTTCCTTGGTCTTGCTGCGCGGTATTCGTCCACCCCCGGTGGCTCTGGCATTGGTCAGAACATCATCGAGGGCGGCGGCACCGGCAGTGACAACACTTCCGTGTACCTCGTCATGTGGGGCGACAACACGGTGTACTGCCCGTTCCCGAAGGGCAGCACCGCCGGCCTCATGCATGAGGATCTGGGCGAGCAGACCGTCTATGACGGCAGCAACCGTCTTCAGGCGTACGCGACTCGTTACCAGTGGAAGAACGGTCTCGTCGTGAAGGACTGGCGCTACGTCGTTCGTATCGCCAACCTGGACGTGAGCGATCTGGTCGGTGCAACCAACACGCAGGCGAGCAACGCTGCAACCCTGCTCATCAAGCTCATGGCACGCGCTCTGTACCGCATGCCGAGCATGAGTGCTGGCCGCCCCGCGTTCTACATGAACCGCACCGTTCACTCTGCTCTGGCGATTCAGGCGCTCGAGAAGAGCCAGAACGTTCTCGCGGTCAACCAGGGTCTCACGCAGTTCGGTACGCCCGACAACTACCTGTCGTTCCTTGGCGTCCCGTGCCGTCGCGTGGATCAGCTCATCAACGCCGAAGCCCGTCTCACCTGATAGGCAAACACAGAAAGGAAACACGCACATGATTCTCGACAACAACATGCTGCTCGGCAGCCTCACTCACTCCACGTTTGGTACCGCCGGTACCTACGACTTCCCTGACGTGATCGACATGCAGAGCAACACTGCATACACGGCGACCGCCAGCGGTTCCGTGTACACCGTCGCGCAGGGATCGCAGAACCGTGACATTGGCGAAGGTACGGACCTGTACTGCATCTTCACCGTCACGACTGCGTTCGCTGGTGGCACTAGCGCGACCTTTCAGGTCGTGGTGGACAGCACTGACGATCTGGATACTGCTCCGAAGATCGTCGGTGAAACCGGCGCGATCGCGCTTGCCAGCCTCGTGGTTGGCGCACAGATCGTGGTTCGCATCAATCCGCAGCAGACGCTTGGCAGTGCTGCGGTGCGATACCTTGGTGCTAACATTGTCACGGTTGGTAGCCACAGCGCCGGCGCAGTTCGCGCTGACGTCGTGCTGGACATCCAGGACGGCAAGCGGTTCTACGCGAGTGGCTTCACGGTTTCGTGATGAGGTAAACACATGGCAAGAGTCAAGGCCAAGATTCTGTGTTTCGTGGACAACGGACTGCGACAGCCCGGTGACGAGTTTGAGTACAAGGGGTCGTTCAACACGAACCTTGAGTATTTGGACAAGAAGCCGGATGTCGAACCGGAGCCGGATGTGCAGGTCGATGCGGTTGCCATCAGGCGGCCGGGTCGGCCACGCAAGACGGCGGCTGTCAACGAGAACGGCTGACACTCTGAACCTGTGACGCGCAAAGGAGGAGGGTCGGGCTAGTCCCGGCCCTCCTCTACGCGCAGGAGAGCAGCATGGCGAGCGAAGTCGAAATCTGCAATCTGGCACTCGCGCACCTTGGCGACAATGCGACCGTCTCGAGCATTGACCCGCCAGAGGGTTCATCGCAGTCGGAGCATTGCGCTCGGTTCTACCCGATTGCTCGCGACAGCCTGCTGCAAATGCACACTTGGAACTTCGCGTCACGCCGCGTCACGCTCGCGTCGGTGACGATGCCGTACACCATGTGGCGTTATGCCTATGCGTGTCCTGGCGACATGATGACGGCCGTGGCGGTGCTTCCGCCCGAGGCCGAAAACGACTATGCGATCAAGCCGTTCCCGACCGACATGGCCGGATGGGGCTGGGTCAATGCGCCATTCGTTGGCGCTGGAACCTATGTGCCGCAGCAGTATCAGATCGAAACCGATACCAGTGGCAACAAGGTCATCTACACGAACCAAGAGAACGCACTGCTCCGCTATCAGGCGCTGGTCACGGACACGACGAAGTTCGACCCGTTGTTCGTGATGGCCCTGTCTTGGCACCTTGCGTCGATGCTGGCCGGCCCGGTCGTGAAGGGCACGGAAGGCGCGCAGCAGGGGCGGCAGTGTACGCAGATGATGATGGCGTATCTCCAGCAGGCTCGCGCATCCGACGCGAACCAGCGCAACGTGCGCCCCGAACACATCACTCCTTGGGTCAGCGGACGCTAACCAATGCCAAGCACCCGGCAATACTTCCGGTCCTTCGCGGGCGGCGAGATGTCGCCGGAAATGTTCGGCCGCGTCGATGACGTTAAGTTCCAGACCGGCGCGGCGACGATGCGAAACTTCATCGCGCTGCCGCAGGGTCCGGCGGAGAATCGACCGGGCACCGCATTCGTGCGTGAGGTCAAGGATTCGACCAAGCGGACGCGCCTAATCCCGTTCACCTACAGCACGACGCAGACGATGGTGTTGGAACTTGGGGCGGGATACACGAGGTTCCACACCCAAGGTGCAACGCTGACCCCAGGAACGCCTGCCGCATATGTGGCAGGTGGAACGACAATCACGGTTACACAGTCAGCGCAGTCGGCCGTGACAATGCTGCAATCGAAGTCTGCCACTGTCACGATTACAATTGCTTCGCCAGCGCAG